TTAACATCTGTACGTCTTCCACCTTGCCATGCTCTTAATTTAGCTAATCTATCAGATAATTTCTCAGTACCTTTTTGATTATCAAATTCAGATTTATGAATCATATCAAATATCATGAATATAGGATTTTCAATTTGATGATCTTTACGTCTCAATTGCTTCATTACACCTTGAAAATCTTCATTACCTTCTTCATCCATTAAACAAATCTCACCATCAAACACCGTATTGATTATATTAGTTGCTTCGATTGCTTCTTTTATTTTATTTAATGTAGTTAATTCTTTACCCATTCTAGAATAAAGTGTACATTTACCATTTTCATCTACCATAGCTAAACAACGTACACCGTCTAATTTCCTACTAACGTACCAATGATCCTTCCAATCACATTTACCATCATATTCTTGTGCTAATGCTACATTGAATTCTGGAATTAGACCCGGCACTGCTTTGTTGATTACTTTTGCTCCTGCTCTAATACCTAAATCTTTATCTATAATTTTATAAATAATTGGATTGTCAATTCCAATAGCAACATCATTTATACAGCGTACAGCATCATGTCCTGTTATTTCTCTATTAGTTAATTTTTCTAATAATTCAAATAAAGCTAAATCATTTGTACCTTTAATCAAATCACTTCTTTTCTTACAGGTTTTACTTGTAACATAATACTGTTTAAATGGATTATAAGTATACTCTAATAACATATGAACATCACTACTTGCGTTCTTAATAATTTGAACTTTATCTGTGCTGCTGCTTGTAGCTCGCATTGCCTTTATAAACTCAGTATATTCTAACATATTATTTTTTTAGAGAAATTTCATTTATTAATCTGGATTCATTATCTAATTCAGGTGGATTACACCCATCTACTATTATTTCGTATCCGTTTTCATTGGAGATAAACTCTTTAACTATTCCTTTTAATCTAAACCTTTTCATATCAGTTCCTTCTGTGATGTATGGACCGCCACTTGGGTCTACCATATTGATTACATCTTTTTTAGAGGTGATTAAAGGTACAAGGTCAGCAAATACATAAGAGTTTGTTTCTTCATCATAGTTATGAACACTACCTACAAATTCTTCATAATCTAACCCACCATAATTTTCTTGGAATTTTTCCCAAGCTTTGGTATAATCATTAGGCATTCCACACCTGCAATGTTTAAAATTACCACTCCATTGAATGTTTCCGTTTTCTAACGGCTCAAAGGTATAAACATCTCCGTATCTATTTCTATATTCTACCATAATATATTTATTTTATTTTCTGACTTTATTAGTTAACCCAGGCAGGACTCGAACCTGCGGCCTCTCTAACCCCTTTGCTTTTCACGATCGTATCTATTACAAGTTTCACATTACGTTTATGATCCACTTCGCGCCGGGTTAAGCCAGAGTGAGCTACCTACTGCTCTACTGGGCATATTTTTATAGTTTACTATTTAATAATTTTATATCTTCTTCAGATACTCCAAAAGCTTTTTTGTTTTGATAAATCCAAACGCTATCCTTATCCCAACTCCATTTTAATATTGAATAACTACGTCTTTCTATATCTGCTTCGGTTTGATTAAGTAATCTTTTAATATCTTTAATTAATGTTTTATATTCTTTCTTATCTAATATTAACTTACCAAATGATTTAACCTCATTACCATTTGAATCCCACCTATAATCTAACCATGCATCCTCAAAATCAATAATATAAGCATTTTGTACTTTTTCTACAGAATATCTTTCTTGTGCTGATACTGAACCACATAACATAAATGTGAACAATATTAGAGCAGCAATTAAAAACTTATCTATACTTTCTAACTTTTTCATAATTCTAAAATAAGTATTTATCTAATAAGATTAAAATTATTGTTAGTACTAATCCTATACCTGATATAGCAGCTCCTATATAACTACTTCTCATCTGTTTAGGTGATTTACCTTGTCTATATCTATTGTTTTCTTCAATAGTTGGATCTGGTTGATCCATTTTAGTTGAAGCAAATTCATGGGGGTATCCCGATCCCATACCTTTAGCACTCATGATTTCTCTATCGCTCATATCTTCTTTTTTTATATATCTATTCCGTTTTTCATTTCCCAGTTCTTCTGGTATACTGCTTTCTGCTTTCTTTTTCTTTTAACAGCAGAAGGTTTTTCGAAATATCTATTCTCTCTAATCTGTTTAATTAGACCAGTATTTCTAACTTTTCTTTTTAAACGTTTTATCGCTTGATTAATATTTTCTTTTTTACCTATTTTTATTCTTAACATTTATTTTTTTAGCATTATTTTTCTAGCAGCTAACTTCTGCCCATTAAATCCTTTAAATTCACTATAAATAACAGCTTCTTCAGCAGTCATATCAGATCCAAACTCATTAAGTATTGCATTCTCAGCTAGATCTGCATACTGAGCGGCTACCTTGAGCTGCTTTTGACTTTTACAGCTCATGATAACCAAATCAGTCTTATCAATAATTGTATTAATTATACTCTCTCCCATGTGATATTATTATATCCAGTTAAGAAAGCATTTTTAAGGTTACTAACTCTTACCTTGTCAAGATCCTTACTCCAAACAGTATCTTCGTAAGCTTCAGTTTCTTGATTCCATCTTCTACCAGTTACTTGAACTTCTAAGTCAGCAGATTTACCTGAGTAAGACATTCTAGTAATCTTAGCAGCTATAACACCACCAGTACCGTAATCGTATCTCTCCTGGATATGAGCTGTCTTACCTTCTAGTAACTTAATACCATTCTTAAGATCTTCGATAAAGACGTCTTCTTTATATTTAGATCTTTGATCTTCTATATCGTTAATCTGCTTTTTAACCTCAGCTACTTTTTCCCAAGCTTTATCAGTTAATTTAATATGCTTTTCATAAACTTTATTCATATCAGCTAAGATATCATCTTTAAAGTCTTTAATAATCATACCAACTTGACCAGTAAATAACATTCTTTCTAAAGTAAAGTCTGAGTATTTATCAGAAGAAGAGTAAGTACTAATTCCTAGTTCGGTATAAAAATCTCCAATGTCATCATTATCATATCTATTAACTTCTTTTACGTGAACAGTACAGATCTCATTTCTTCTAAATAAAGTCTTAGTTTCATAATCTTGCTTATCTTCATTCCATATATCTTTTTCATATGAAGTACCTTGAGCAGTAATCTCCATAGAAGAACCATAAGTAGGTTCATACCTAAGATCTACTAAGTTAGTTTCAATACCTTCAGTACCTTCAAAATAAGATCTTAAAGTATCATTTAGAGCCTTAGTTTTAGCATCTCTAACTACTCTATCTTTTTTATTTAATTTATCTAATTTAGCTTGTAATTTATCCTCTTTAGCTTTAAGAGTTTCAAAAATTAATTTATTTGCCATAACCTTTATTATTATTGATTTATATATACTTAAATATACGAAAAATATCTCAGACTTCCAACTGTTCCCTAAGAAAAATCTAGGGAAAGTTGAACTTCTTCTACGACTGGAGATATATTAAAAGCTCCTAATACCTTTCTAGTAGGTCTCCACTCTTCTCCATGGTTGTCAATTAACGTACCATCTTTAAGAGTAAAAGCATGCTTACTAACTAGTACCATATACGTACCTTTCTGCTTATCTTTTCTAAAAGATTTAACAGTCTTTTGACGATCAATTGACTCTCCGTATAACTTATAAGTATTTGTTATCTCCCAAGACTTACACTTCTTTACTTTAAACTTTTTACCTCCGATTTCCATATCTTGATTCTTAAACCTTTTAGAAATCATCCAGTTACTAGTTCCTTTTTTATCTTTTCTTTCGAAGTTTTCTTTTACCCAACTATGAGCAGTATCATAGTCTACGTTAGTAGAAGAAGCAATAGCTTTTACTACACAGTCTTTTGTTTCACTTTTAGCTTTCTTGCTATCAGTACCAGAAATTAATGATGTTGAATTTTTATACATAACCTTTATTTTTTAATTATTAATATACCTTAATATACGAATAATTTTCCAGAAAAGCAACTATTTTCACATATATTTCCCTATTAAAACGGTGTTTCTGCTACTTTCTTTTTAAACTCACCATCTAAGAAATAAGTCCAGTGACATGTATGACCTCCTTCTATGTCTTTAGGGTAGTTACTTCTATATTTAGAATCTATTTTAAAATAATGCGAATGTAATTCAGATATGTTCCTTAAAGTAAAATAACTAAATATAGAAAGCACACAATTATCATTAGCAATCAATTTAGCATAATCCTCAAACTTATGATAATTAATATCTTTATATGTATCTAAAAATATGCCATCAAATTTAATTTTACAAACATCTACTAAGAAGTCTGGAATAACATCTATCCAGTCACCATAATATATATGCACGTTTGATTTACCTTCAGCCCAGACTCTAGCTTTATCGTATACTTGTTTATTAACTTCTATACAGTAGTAAGATCCTAATTTGTTATATATTGCATCAGCACTATAACCTAATCCAAAGCCAACATCTAATACTTTTCCTTTATTTTGAGTTACGATAGAGGAATAAAATTCCATTAACTCTTTAGAAACTATATCCATGACAATAGAGTTTGGATCATCTTTAAACTCTATTCTGGTATCTGTAATATTAAGATCTTTATCTTTCACTAACCGAATATTTCTATCCTGATATCTTTACCCATTTTGTAATCGAGACTACTAAGATTAGTTCTAGTATCTGTAATCATTTGTTTCCAACCACATAGGTAAAATAGAGGTTTTTCTTTA